AAAAAAAAAAAAAAAAAAAAAAAAAAAAAAAAAAAAAAAAAAATAAAAAAAAAAAAAAAAAAAAAAAAAAAATAAAAAAAGAAAGAGAAATAGAAAGAGAAATAGAAAGAAAAATAGAAGAATATATAGATTTATATAATAAAACATATGATAAAAAAGAAGAATTAAAAGAAGAATTAAAAGAAGAATTAAAAGAAGAATTAAAAGAAGAAGAAGAATTAGAAGAATTAAAAGAAGAAGAAGAATTAAAAGAAGAAGAAGAATTAGAAAAATTAGAAGAAGAATTAGATAATAATATTAAAAAAATAATAGGAGGATATAATATAAAGAAGAAATTAAAGAAAATTAGGAAATTAAAGAAATATTAGAGGATTTTAATTTCAGGTTTTTTAATTTCATAACATTTATTGCCTTTTTCTGCTAAATTGAAATTGAAACCAATATTATCTTCATTACATACTTCAAAATCTTCATCAATTTCTTCTTCATTAATATCATCTAAATCATATTTATCTTTCTTTTCATTTTTCTTAGTTGATTTTAATAATTCAATCATATATTCTTCATCTAAAATTATATCAAAATTACCTGAACCACAATTTGGAACTTTACCTAACATAATTTGAGGAGATATACCTGAAGTATTATCATATTCTGAAAAGATACTTGCATTAATTAACATATCAACACTTTCCTCAAATGAAGATTTACTTAATGCACTACTTGAAGTTCTATTAATTCCATGTCTATCAATAGACATTAAATTACCTTTATATGTCATAGTATCAATTAATAATGATAAATGTCTATAATTCATAGAACCTTCACCAGTAACATTAACTAATTCTTTATAAAGTGCATTTCTTGCTGCTTCAATACCAAGAACACTATAAATTTCTCTAATATCATTTGAAATAGTTCTAGTTGCATCAATATTAGGATTAGAAAGGATTTCCATTAAATTAGTACCATCAGTATCTAAAACCCATTCAACAACTTTATCAAATACACCTTTTTCTTCATTATATAATTCATATTTCTTTTTATCTAAAGATACTTTATTAATACCTTTATAACCTTTTAATAATACTTGATAAACGATGTTATGTTCCATTGCTTTAATTGCAGCAATTTCATCTTTATTTTCGATATCTTTACATGCATATTCAGTTAATCTAATTCTAAATATACATTCTTCAGCATTATCATCACTATAAATACAATCAATATATTTATTATAAACTTTATTAAGTTTTGTATAAATATCAATCATTCTAAGACCATATGAAATCATTTTTTCTTTATTAAATTTTAATCGTAATACCCAACAAGATTTACTAAAATTCTTATTAAAAGTTTCATATAATGGTTTAAATTTATTATAAATTTCAAGAATACCTTTATCTTTATCTAAATGATTATCTAATTGTCCTTTATCCCAATAAATTTCACTATATTCAAGAATATCAGCTAATTTAGTAATTTCAATACTATTTTTAATATTCATTGCAATTATTTTAGTTTTATCAATTCTATCATCATTATATTCAATACCATCATCTGCAAGAATTGGATTAATAACAGATGCAACATCAGCTTTCATATATATAATTAATGTAGGTGTTTTTGTTTTCTTAGTTGCACTTAAAATTTCTTTTAATCTTGGAACACCACTAGTTGCTTTAACAGCAGCAGCAGTACCTGAAACATGAAATGAATCTAAAGTCATTTGAGTACCCATTTCACCGATAGTTTGTGCAGCAATTACACCAACCATTTCACTAGGTTGTGCTAAAGCTTCATTAAAATAATCATAAATTTGAGTAATAAGCCAATCGAACATATCTTTAGTAAAATTATATTTAATAATTAATTTTTTTGGAGATAGGAAACATCTTAGAAGAATATGAAAGAATATCATACCTTGTTCTTGATCTTTAACATATAATTCATTAATAATAGTTTCAATTTTATTTAAAATATAATCAGGTGTTAAATCAGTTAAAGTTGCAGTAATTCCAATAGTATTTCTTCTTTTAATAGCAGTAGTAATTAAACGATTAAATGGAATAGGATAAGTAATTTTTGAATTTTTATGATATTTATTAACTTTAATAATTATAAACATTTTATCATCTAATAAATCCTTAAAATGTTCTAAACATCTATTATATGTATTTAATGTAATTTCTTTAAATGCATCTTCTGTTAAATATGTATTTAATTTATCTGCTTCTGTTAAATTATATTCCTCCTCCATCTTTAAATAATTCATTTCAATAGTTGGTAAAAATTGTTTCTCTATCTTTGTTCCATCCATTCCATCCTCCCCATATATAAATTGAATAATTGATCCTGAAGCATTTCTTACTGTATTATCATAATTTATCTTTGCATCCTCCATCGCCTTTACTAATCTACGCTGGATGTAGCCTGTATCACTTGTATTAGCACAGTGTACCCCGTATCTTGTGCTGAAGTTACCAATATTAGGAATTGAAACATCATATGCTTTAGGATATTTTGCATCAACTTCCTGTTTATTAATTTCATTAATTTGAATAATTTCATCAAGAATAGAATCATTAAAATATTTAAAATTTTTATGTTCTGTTATAATATTAAATGTTTCTAATTTTTCTTGTTTTTCTTTATTAATTAAAATAATATTTTCTTTAAAAATACTAGCCCATTGAGCTCGAATTGATAATATATAACTATCAGATTTACTTTGAAATCCTGTAGTATTAATTTTATCTTTACATTCATTTTTTGATATTTTTCCAAATATTCCCAATCTATTACATAATAATGAAATACCATAAATTAATTCTTTTGAAATAGAACCTGCTCTAATTGTTTTTGTATGATGATCAATATTACCATCACCTGAAAAATATCCATTAATAATACCTTTAATAAATTCAATAGGAGCATTATTAGCTATAATTGGAATAAATTTATTACCAGCACCATGACCTACAATATTATTAAGTAATTTTGCAATAATACAACATTGACCAACAATAGAAACTGTTCTAAATTGTCTATTTTCAATTCTATCTTCAATTCTATAATTAATACTATATTTTTCAAACCATTTTTTAACAAATGAAATAACACCACTTTCATTTTTAGTAATACAAATATCACCTTGTTTTTCACGAGAATTACCATCAGCTAAAAATAATCCAATAAATATACCATTATCTTCATTTAATTCAAATTTTTCAGGAATATGATATGTAAATTTAGTAATACCATAAGGATAAATATGACCTTTTTTAAAATTTGGAAGTCTATCTTTACCTTCATTTAAAGTTCTTCTTAAACTTCTTTGATTAGGATAAGGTAATGTAAAAGTATTATTATAATTATTTTCCCACCAATTATCAGGTAATTTTTTAGTAGTACATTTTGTAATTAATTCATTTGCAATATGTAAATCAGTTCCATAAATATATTCATTTTTAGGAAAATATTTATTCATATCAATATATGTTGATATAATTGGTGGTTCTGGTAAATTCATAGTAATAGGAATACAATCACCTAATTTTACAGAAGGTGTATCTTTATTTTCAAAATATTCACCATTCCATATAATAAGTGATTTAGATTTAGTAACTTTAATTTCTCTTCCAGATTTTGTAATAATTTCATATAAAATTTCACCAGAATCATGTCTACTAACATTTGTAACAGTACCCCATGTAATTTTACCATACTTATCACATGCAGGCATATATACTTGAATATCTAATCCTAACATTTCCATATTAGCATCTTCAGGACCAAATTGTTCAATTAATTTTTTATTATTTGGATCATCTAATTTTTCATTAATCCAATCACCAATATTTAATGTTTTACATTCACCATTTTCAATAATAATAATAGGAGTATCTCCAGTAACTGATTTTACAGCTGTATCAATTAAACCTTCTCTACCACCCATTGCATGAAAGAATACTTCTTGAGGAGATAATCCACTAATAAAACTATTTTCAACAAATCCTCTTGCTTCAGGACCATCATCATATTTAGTAAAATGAGGAAGAGTTCTATCAGTAAAACCATATGAAATTCTTTTACCATCAACATTTTGTTGACCTACACAAGCCATAATTTGTGCAATATTGGTAGGTTTACCTTTAGAACCAGAATTAACCATATTAAACATTCTATTAGTTCTTTCATCAATTTTAGCGAGACTAATTTTTGCAACTTCATTAGTGGTTTGATTTAAAATACTAATAATTTCTCTTTCAATAAATTGTTCATTATTAACAATACTATTATTTTCTAAAGTTCCTTTTCTCATATCTTCAAGTTTTTTATATGCACTTTGTTTCATTTCTCTAATTTTATTAATAAGTTCAGTATCAGTATTTTTATCAGAAACTAAATCACTAATACCAATACTAAAACCGGCAGTTAATAACCATCTACAAACTAATCTTTGAGTATTATCTAAAAATTTTTTAATTTCAATAGGTCCATAATCATGATAAATTACAGGAATAAGACCATTAGTAATATTATGAAATACAGCTTTATCTAAATTTCCAGAAATAAGAACACTATTATTAATAATAACTTTATCTCCATCTTTATTTTTATCTTCAATAAATAATGCAGGTGGAAGAATTTCAGAAAATAATTGTTTTCCTGTATATGTATATTCTTTACTTGGTTTTTGTAATTGTCCTTTAAAATAACTATTACACATTTGAAGATTTGCCATTTGTTTATCACCCACAATTGTATAATCTTTTGTTAATCTAAATGCACCAACTAATGTATCTTGTACTATTTCAATACTTGGTTTACCATCTTTAGCAGTTAAAATTAAATATGGAACTGCAGTTAAATCTTTTAATTCACTCATAGTTTGAATATTTTGAGGACAATGAAGATTCATTTCATCACCATCAAAATCTGCATTATATGGAGGTGTATCAAGAACATTTAATCTAAAAGTTTGATAAGGCATAATAATAACTTTATGACACATCATACTCATTTTATGAAGAGATGGTTGACGATTAAATAATACATAATCACCATTATTAAGATGTCTATGAACAACATCACCAAATTTAATTTCTTTTGAAATTTTAGTTAAATCAGCATATTTAAGATTAATTGTAATCATATCTTTGGCTTTTTTAACATATTTTGCACCAGGCCATTTATCAGGACCATTTAAAATTAATTTTCTAATTTCTTCTATATTATATTCATTTACTACTTCCTGAAATGTAATATTTAATGCTACTCTTATTGGTACTCCTAATTCATCAATACTAATATAAGGATCAGGTGTAATAACTGAACGTGCAGATTGATCTACACGTTTACCATTAAGATTACCTCTAATTCTTCCATCTTTTTTTCTCATTCTATCACAAATAGATTTTAGTTTTCTTCCATTTCTTTGTTGAGATGGTGCTAATCCTGGAATTTGATTATCTATAAATGTAAATACATGATATTGAAGAACCATAGTAATTAATTTAATTGTATCTTCACTAGCTCCTTTATTAATTTTATCATTAATATTATTATTTGTTTTAACTATATCACTTAATTTATGTGTTAAATCATCTTCTCTTCTTTGTCCATTTTCTTCTATAATACTTGGACGAACTGCAGGTGGAGGTACTGATAATACTGTACATATCATCCATTCAGGTCTATTCCATTTTGGATTAAATCCCATAACTTCCATATCTTCTTCAGTTATTCTTTTAAAAATTCTTAATACATCTTCTGCAGTCATTTCTAATTGTGTTGATGTTTCTTTTGATTTATCTTTCCATTCTGCGACAATTTTCATTGCAGCTTCTTTATTATATCTATCAGGTTGTTTAGAACCACAACCAATAAATTTATCATCACCACAAGATTTAATTTTAGTTGTAGTATTACATAATTTAAAATATGCTTCCCATCTCTTTTGATTATTTTTAATATTCATAATTTTATTCATATCATTCTTTAAATCTTCATGTTGAGTATGTGGAGAAATAAGAATTCTTGAACATCTAAAACATACACATTTAAGAATTTTTTTAGTAATATCAAAGAACATTGGATTATATAATGGTTTTGCTAATGAAATATGTCCTGGATGTCCAGGACAAAATATATTAGTTTGTTCACATGTTGCACAAATTTTACCATGTTCTAATAATCCCATTCTTGCATCAAATAAACCACCAATAACAGGTTCATTTCCAGTATAAGTATCTGTTTTAGTAATTTGAACAACTGAACGTTTAATAATTTCTTCAGGAGATAGTACACTAAATTGAATGCCTTTTACTTCCTGAATTTCAACTTTTTGGTCGTTATAAGATAATTCTGCATATATTGACATATCTATTTATTATATACTTAATTTTATATATAAAAATCATTTTTTTTATTTAATAATAAGAACAAAAAAATAAAAAATTATACTTCTTTTTGAATTCTAAATAAGTATTCATTTATAAGATTATCATATTCAATATCAATTTTTAAAATTAAATTTCTTTTTTCTAATTTAATTTTAAAATATTCATTATTAATATCAATTATTTCAATTTTTTCATTAGAATTATTATTAAAATAATCAATTAATGATTCTGATAAATATTCATAATGAATTTTATTTAAATTCTTATTTTGAAATATTATAATACTATAACCAATATCTAAATATGTTAATAACATATCTTCAATAGATTGATATATATAATAACTTTGTTCTTCATAAAAATAATTCATAATTATTAAATAAAATTAAAAAAATTTAAAATCATTTTTTTAATTTATTAATATTTTTTTTTATACAATTTAATGTATATGCTTTATAATACAATTTTTTCCAATATAAATATTCAACTGTTACTGGTTTTTTCTTATTTTTCTTTATTTTTTTAAATTTCATAAATAAATAAATAATAAATATTATTATAAATAATATAAAAATATTCATATATTATTCTATTATTATTTATTATAATTAATCATCTATATCTGAATTTAAAACAGAAGATATTTCATCAGAAGAATTATCTGATGAAATACTAGAATTTTCAGAATTAAAAGGATCTAATCCAATATCAAAATTATCATTTATTTTTGAAATAACTTGAGGATTTATTTCTTCTTTTATTGAATAATTATTATCTAAATTATTTCCTCCTTTAGTTTTAAAATTAAAATATGAACTAATATCTAAATTTGATGAATATAATAAATATGATGCAATTGTAATTACTATATATATAATTATAAATATTAGAATATTATTTATAGAAAAGAATGAATAAGATTCATGTGGATATTTTGAATATTCATTTTCCTCTGAAATTTTTCTATATTCAATTATTTGAATAATTCCAAATATTATAATTGTTATTATTAATGATATTAAATAATATTCCATTTTTATTATTCTAATTTATATCTTTAATAATAACAATTATAAACATACGCATATATAAGATATAAATTATATTATTATTTTAGTAATAATGAAACTTGAAATTAAAAAATTTGATCCTTCTATTATTAAATCTGATAGTGTTATTTGTATGGTAGGAAAAAGACAAAGTGGTAAATCATATTTATTAAGAGATATATTAACATATCATAAATCAATACCTGCAGGAATAGTAATATCACCAACAGAACAAGGTAATCATTTTTTTCAAAATTTTATTCCAAATTTTTTAATATATGATGAATATACACCAGAAATAATTAAAAAATTTTTAGATAGACAAATTAAAATAACAAAACAGAGAAATGATCAAATTAAAAAATATGGAACATCTGATATAAATCCTAAAGCTTTTATTATTATGGATGATTGTCTTTTTAATGCTGCATGGCAAAATGATAAAAATATTAGATGTATATTTATGAATGGAAGACATTATAATATATTTTTTATATTAACTATGCAATATTGTTTGGGTTTATCACCAATATTAAGAGCTAATATTGATTATGTTTTTATTTTTAAAAATAATATGATTAAAGAAAGAGAAAAATTATATAATCATTATGTTGGTATGTTTAATGATTTTCATACTTATTGCAAAGTAATGGATCATTGTACAACTGATTATTCATGTTTAGTTGTTGATAATAAAGTACAATCAAATAAAATAGAAGATCAGGTTAAATGGTATAAAGCAAAAGAAGTATGTGATTTTAGAATGTGTTCACCTGAATTATGGAATTTATGTGCATTAGAAAATGAAAAGAGAGAAAATAGATTATTTTATGATGACGAAGAAGATAATGAAGAACCATATGATCCATCAGTATTTGTTAAAAATAAAAATAAGGTTAAAGTAAATATTAAAAAGAAAAATTAATTTATATATAGATATAATAAATGATTTATGATACTGTTATTATTGGTTCAGGTGTTGCTGGTTTAGCTTTTGCAAATTATTCATTAGAAGCAAATTCAAAAGAAAAAATAATAATAATAGAAAAGGATAAAACAATAGGAGGTTGTCATAAAGTAAATAGAAAGATATATAAGGATGAATATTATTTTTGTGAACATGGTCCAAGAATATATTTAAATAATTATGTAAATTTCATGAAAATATTAAAAAAGATGAATTTAAATTTTTATGATATATTTTCAAAATCATATTCATTATTAGAAGTTTCAAATAAACTTTTATTTGAAGGTGACATTTTTTCCATATCTGAACTCTTATTTATTATTAGAGATTTCTTTTTTGTCATTTTTATTAATAATCATGGTCTTAATATTTCAATGAATACTTATATGAATAATAATAACTTCTCTATTCAAACTAAAAATAAAATTGATTTAATGTGTAGAAGTTTTGATGGTGGTGGTAGTGATAGAATTTCCTTAAATCAATTTATAAATATAACAATACAGACATTATTATATTCTGGATATATACCAAAAATTCCTAATGATGAAGGATTATTTAGATATTGGAAGAAATATTTAGAATTAAATAAGGTAAATTTTATAATTGGAAATGGTGTTAAAGAAATAAATGAGGATTTAAAGGATAATAAGAAAATAGAAAAGATAATATTAGAGAATGGAGAGGAAATAAGAGGAAATAAATTTATATTTGCAATACCACCAGAAAATTTAAAAGAATTAATGATAAAATCTAAATTAAAAGATTCATTTGGAAATTTTGAAAAATTAATAGATTATACTGATAAAACTAAATATGAAGAATATATCTCTATTACATTTCATTGGGATAGTCCTTTAAAAAATTTAATATATGATATTGATAAATTTAATATTGAAACTGAATGGGGATTAATAACTGCAAATTTAAGTACTCATATGAAATTTAAAGAAAGTAAATCAAAAACTGTAATAAGTTGTTCAATTATATATACAGATAAAAAATCATCAATTATAAATAAATCTGCAAATGAATGTGATAAAGAAGAAGAATTAATAAAAGAAACAATAAGACAATTAAGAATAATTTATAAGAATATTGAAGAACCAACATTATATTTTATAAATAATTATTATGATATAAAGGAAAAGAAATGGAAATCAAATGAAAAATCATATATAAAAATACCAAATTATGAATATATTTCTTTTGAAAGTCCTAAATATAAAAATATATATACATTAGGTACTCATAATGGAAAACATAAAAATTCATTTACATCAGTAGAATCTGCAATTAGTAATTCTATTAAATTAGTTAATATTATATATAATAAAAAATATAGAATTAATAGATGTTTTGATTTAAGAGATTTAATTATCGTTATTTTAAGTATAATTATATTATTATTAATAATAAGATATTATTATTATGGATGATATTAATAAAGAAAAAATGATTAATGTTATGCTTAATGAAGATGATTCACCTAAAATAAATCCATTAAATGATGAAAAAAATTTTAAACATATAACTATAATTAATGATAATATTAGTGATAATGGAAGTGTTAAAAGAACTACAAGTGCTGAATTAGTTAATATTAATATTATTAATGATAATCATATTAATAATGATATCATTAATGATAATGATATTAATAATATTAATAATAATAATGATAATAATGATGATGATAATAATAATAAAAAAGATAATTCATCAAAATCTTTAAATAAGAGAATGGATGATTTATTAGAGATAATTAAAACAAATAAAAATAAAATAATTAATAATCTTTATGTAATTTCATCTAAATATGATGTACTATATTATAGATATAATAGTATAACATTAGCTATATTAATATTATCAACAATAATAACATTTGTTGAAGCAATAAGATTAACATTAGTTAATTATGATACTACTTATGCAGATTCTAAAATATCAACAGTAATTGCAACAGAAACAATATCATTAATAATAAATATATTATCATTATCATTAAGTACAATATTAACAGTATTAAGTTCAATAGCTAAATTTAAAAATTATAAGGAAAATATGGATAAATTAAAGAATATACATGATATATTATTTAATTATAAGAATATGTATGATAAACAAAAAGAATTAATTAAATTTTTTAGAACATCTAATGAAATGACAGAAGATATATATAAAGAAATACATCAAAAAGTGGAAGATTATAATAAAGAAATAAAATCAATAAGTATATTTGAAAATATAAGAAATAGTGATATAATTAGATTTAATAAGATAAAAGCGGATCAAGATGTAAAATTAAAGAAGATATTAGAAGATAGAGAAGTTAAATTATTAAGAATAAATATTTTAAGTAAAAATAAAAAAGAGAATATAGGAAATGAAAAACCTAATTGTTTAACAAATATAATTCCTTTATAATTATTTTTTTATTCAAATCTAATTTTATATTTAATTTGAATAAGCTAATCCACCCATTCCTGAAAGAATACGAAGAACATTATAATTAACTGTATATATATAAATATCACCCTTGGTTTTTGATGATACTGATAATATAGCTGTATCAATTCGTGACATATTTAAAGTTCCTGATGGTTGATGTTCTTCAGGTTTAATTGCAAATGAATAAACATTAATACCACGATGGAAGACATCAGGTGAATTTTCATGATGTTGATAAGGTTGAACTAATGAGAAATAATTACCATCACGTTCTGCAAATCTATCATTTCCATTTAATTGAATTTTAGCTTTTGTAATAGGATTTTCACCTAAATAAACATTATTATCACTATTACGAGTACTGAAATTATTCCAATAAAGATTACCTGCAGCTCCACTAGCTTGTTCAGGTTTAACAAACCAAATTAATTCTTTACAAGGATGATTAAAATTCATACGAATACTTTTCATAGTATTTACATTATCAGATATTGAATCACTTCCTGTAAATTGAAGTTGTTCTATTAAATATTCATGTGATTGTTGAGCAAATTTACGACGTTCATCTGTATCTAAAAAGATATAATCAACCCATAATGAAGTATCATTTAAAGCTATATTTGTAAGTGCATTTGTAGTTCCTGCTAATGCACTATTTAATACACCAGTAGTTATAATAGTACCATCAGTTTTAGGAAGTTTAAAAGCTTTATCACAATAATTTCCACTCTTATCAACAATATTAGCTGCACTTTCAAATTCAATACTTACTTTAACTTCATGATATTGAAGAGCAATAAGAGGGAGTGCAAGACCAACATTACGACAAAACCAGAATTCAAGAGGAACATTAATTACATAAGATTGTTGTGCACCAAGATAAATAGAATGATTATATTTATCACCACCAACCATTAAATAATATCCATCACGTTTACCACCAGGTAATGAAAGTTCATTCCAAATATATAACCATTCTGCGTAATGTTTATCTATACGTTGACCACCAATTTCAAGTTCAATAGTTTTTAATAATTTAAGACCAAAATAAGGAACAAGAGCAAAACCATTATTTTCAACTGATCCTGAAGCTTGTGCAGAATTATTACTAATTCTAGAGCGTAAATAAACTCGATTTATTAAATCACCATTACGAGTAATTTGACAAGTTACACGATTTCCAAAATTTGCACTTCCATTAAAAGTTTGTTCTATTGCTTCTATAGCAAAATTAGTATGACGACGATAAACTGATTTAAAAAAAGTAATTTGAGGATTACCAGTTAAATAAACATCTTGAGCACCATAAGC